CATGTATTTGACATTATGAGACATGATGATAGAGACATGACACAAGAACCACTTCGAGATAGAATAGATATTCTATTCACAAATTACTCTATGCATAGTGATGAAAAATTGGCATTCCCTTCTAAGAAAGATACTCGAATTGCTGATAACATGAAAGATATGAAAGAATATAGTGAAGAGATTATGGATATGCCAACGGCAGAAGGTGTGGTCATCAAAGATATTGAATCAACATATTTCATAGGAACAAAAAAGAATCCTAAGTGGATTAAGTGGAAGAAGTTTGTAGATTTAGATTTGATTGTATTAGATAAAAAGAAAACTAAATCCAATATGTTCTCTTATACATTGGGTGCAGGGCCTGTAGATGATGGTCAAGAAATTAATGGTAAGAAATACATGAATGTTGGTAAAGCAAATAATACTAAATTAGATGTTGATATTGGAGAAATTCTAAGAGTAAAGGTAGATGAAGTCAAAGGCTCTGAAGATAAGTTTACTATTTATAATGCAGTTGCTATAGAAATACCGGAAGTTGAAATGCCGGAAAAGGTAGTTACTCTAGAATTACTTTCTAAGGATACTAAGCCTAGTTTAAAATTTAAGACTAAGGCTTTGAAGAAAGGCATTCTCATTACAGACCATATTCACGGAGAAGCCATTTTGAAATCTATGGATGGTTTTTCCCTATATGAATTTGAAAGAGATAATCTAATGTCTAAACATGCTATGATGAATTTAGATTCATGGAAAACTGATGCTGAGAACATAATGAAAACTAAACAAAGTGAATTGACAGTAACAGTATTTCAGAAATTAAGAGACCAACCATTGACTATTAGAGATTTACATAATTTCTTAGTAAAGGATTATGGCAAACTTTATGATACTATATTGGAAAGTAAAATGGGTAGGCTAAAAGATTGGTTTAGTAATAGAGATGGAATTAGTTTTGATTCTAATACTCAGAAGTTTTTTGCTGATGGGGATAAAATAATGATGGAAGAAGAAGAATCCTATAAGACTCCATCAGAATATAGAATAGGGCAATTCAAAGTTTATTCTAGAAAAGATGATGATTTAAATTTGGTAATTAAACTAAAAGACACTACAATGTCTTGGACTATTGACATTAATTCCGATGACGATATATTCAACCTATTTGGTAAAGCCGGAAAATTTCCTGCTCAAGTTTCAACCACTCCCCCTATAGATGGAACTGTTGTTGATGAAGGGGAGATAGAATTAGGTGTTCAAAGAGCAGGCTATCACGAATATTTCCTAAAAGGAAATAAATTTGAAACTAAACTACATGTAAGAGTTGTTCCCGTAGATGAAAAAGAGATGTGGTTAGCATGGACAGGATACAAACAAACTCCTGCTGATAGAGAAGGGGATGAAGGCCTTTGGAATATTAATGAAGATAAGTATTCGAAATTAGTAATAAATACAGAAAACGAATAAACGCTTAAATACCAAATCTAAAAAACAAGGGGTTGAGGAAAATGGGAAGTGCAGTTATTGCAAAGAGTGACATGGACTTTCACATACTCAAAAGCCAAAGCGATTTAATGATTGGGGGATATGCAAGCATAGAAATCGTTGACAAGCAAAATGATTTAATCACACTCAAAGCACTAGAAGATGCAGTAAAAAAATACATGGAGAATGCAAAGTTTAGAAATGTAATGACAAATCATTCAAATGTGCAAGTTGGAGAAGTAGTAGAATCATACCGAGATAAAAATGGAAAACTATGGAAAACAGAAGTTGATGATGTTGGATTTTTTGTAGTAATAAAATTAAGAGATGACATAGAAAAAGCAAAAGAAATTGGAAGAGGAATTCGCAAAGGAACATTGAGGTCTTTTAGCATAGGGGGACAGGCATTACAGAAAGTAAAAAAACAACATGTTGAGTTAGGTGAATATAGCGAAATCAGCAAGTTGGAATTACATGAAGTAACCATCTGTGAAAAGGGAATCAATCCGGAAGCGAAATTCGATATTTTAAAGCAAGATAATGAGGGAAAAAAAATGAGCGAAAAACTAGAAAAGGCACTTGGAGAACTTGACACTCTATTAGAAGAAGTCAACTCTTTGAGAAAGGAAGAAGAAAAGGAAATGTATGGCAAGGAAATGTCTATGAAAGAAGACGAAAAAATGTATGGTGCCAACATGGATAAGGAAGACGAAGAAATGATGGACATGAAGGAAACTATGGCCGGAGAATACATGGATGAAGAAACAAAGGGATATGTTCCTACTGTTGACGGAGCCGGTGTAGAAATCGGTGATAATCCAAGCCGTGTAATAATCGAGGGAGGAAACCCAAAACATCAGCCACAAACAGTCGTCAAGTCCTTTGGAAATGATGAAATATCTTCACTAAACCTTTCTCCGGAGAACATCGAGAAGGCATACCGTGAATTTAGAGCAGAACAACTAGAAAAGATTGCATATGACAATCTAGCAAAGTCTTTCGAGACAAGATTCAAGAACGAAGTATCTGCAAGAACAGATATTATTTCAAAGCAAAACTATGACGCAAAGAGCGAAGTATCTGCACTAAAGGAAGAACTAGCAGAATTGCGAAAGTCCTTTACTGTAGAAAAAGAAACTATTCTCAAATCTCAGCAACCAAAATCTGTTGAACTACCATCTATGGATGATGTAGCAAATATGTCTTGGGCCGACTTAAACAGGCTTGCTGGAAATTGAGGGGTGATTTAAATGGCAGGATATGTAAACACAATTAGAGACTTAGAAGCACAGACATACGGAATCGGTGGCGCATATGGCGGCAACGATATTCTAAAGCAGGCAGGGGTAGTTCAAGGATTGCACACTGCTCACGATATTGCTGATACGGCAGCATCGGGAGTTACCGGAATCGGCACAACAACCGCACTGTATAACATTCTTTATGGACAAAAAGTTTGGTCTATGTTGAATCGTGAAGTAAACGCACTATCAATGATTTCCAAGAGACCATACACTGCTTCCGGATGGAGAGTTCTAAAGAGCAGACCTTTTGGTGGCTCCGGTAACACTCTAGCAGAAGCAATTGTAAATGATTCAGACGCAGCAAACTCCGGTATTGGAGAGGATACGCCAGCAGCAGACGCTATTGGTGGCGTTCCAGAAAACGCTGGACTATCTACCGCAGCAGACGGACTAGGTTCTATGGCTCCAACATACGCACAATTGTTTATGAGTCCAAAGACCGTTGCACATCAATTCGATTTCAGCGAATTGGCAATGGAGATGGCAGCAATTGATGACGGTATTGGAGACATCAGAGCGCAGTTAAGAGAAGACATGGGAATTGCTCACGCAGAAGCACAGAACATGATGCTACTAATGCCACTAGAACATTACGGTGAATCAACAAACCAATCTACAGGTCGTCTAGAAAACATTGAGAGAAACTACACTTCTCTAAACAAGATTGTTACAAGTCGTGCAGAACTTTTGGCTATTGATGGAGGAGTTATTGCTACCGATACTACAACCGCATCAAACAATTTGGGTAAGATTTTCGGAGATGAAAGATTTAGTGCTGCTTCTTTCTTAGATTCAGAAGTAGACTTTGGAAGCGGATACGCTAGTGGAGATGTTCGTTCACTAACTCTAACACTATTGAACAACATGATTCGCAACCTACGAATTGCTGGCGGTTCTCCAAAGGTTATTCTAACAGGATATGATACTATTCAAGCAGTTGCAGACCTATTGCAAAGCCAAGAAAGATTCATGGACAGAAAGGAAATAGTTCCTACTGTAAATGGTATTCGTGGAGTAAAGGGTGCAGAAGTTGGATTTAGAGTAGCAACATACTACGATATCCCACTAATTCCTTGTAAGGATATGGCTTCTACAGGAAACGCAACCACAAAACTAAGTGACTTGCTATTCCTTGACACTGACCATCTATGGTTGTCAGTTATGAAACCTACACAATACTTTGAAGATGGTATCACTAATGGAAACCCATTCGGCGTTGGTCGTCTAGGAAACCAAGCACTTTACCGCACTATCGGTGAAATGGGCTGTTCATTCTTTAAGGGTCAAGGTAAGATTACCAACATTCAGTGAGGTGTTTTAATTGACACACACTGTAACATTGTTGGCTGACCATAAAGGACAGACAAGACCAAAAGTTTCCGGAGACGAATACTTCGTTGATGCAAACATTGAGATTAGTTCATACACAGAAGATGGTGAAATAATCACTGCGTCTTCTCTAGGACTAAGCACAATTAATGCCGTTATGATTACTGGTGCTGAAACTGCATCCGGGGTTGCTCTTGAAAGATTCGTTGTAGAATTAAGCACAGCAGGTGCTTATGAAAGTGCGAGTTCTTTCTCTCTAGTAGGAACAACTGCTAGTTCGGGTGCTGAATCGGGTAATTCTGATTTGGGATTCGTTAGAGTAAGAGTTTACGGAAACCTTTGAGGTGAAATAGTTGGCTAAGATTATTCTTAGTGAGTCTTCTGTAATGGGAAGGTTGAGAGTTGGGCGAAAAGAAATCACAAGAGAAGTTTCTTGTGAAATCTCCGCACTAAAAGGTCTGCTAAGAAAGCAAGACCCCAACCTTCTCATTACTTTTGAAGAGTCCGATGAAGAAGAATTGTTAGGATTAAGTGAGAAGATTTTAGGAATGTCGCAAGGCATCCTAAATCTTCCTACTGTTCCTACAGGTGCAGATTTAGTTAATCTGCTTTTACCTAAGAAAACAGTGGCTAAAAAAGCAAAAACTACTGCTAAGAAGGCCGCTAAAAAGGTAAAGGAAGCAGTAGTGCCGGTGAAAACTGAAGAAGTTGTAGAAGAATCTGAAGATTCTGAATGACCAACATCTTCAAGTATCATCGGAACTACGGACATACGGAGAGAATATTATGGTAGACTCTTGTAGGTCAAGCGGAGTATTAACAGCGAGTGCAGTAGTAGCAGCACACCCTTGTAAATTAAAGAGCATACATTTCAGCATTTTTGCCGGTGGGCCTGATGTTGTAACGGTAAAGGTTTTTGATTCAAAGGATTCTACTTTGACAGGAAATACTGAATTGGCTAGAGTGGTAGTTGAGGCTACACAAACTGTAAACAATATAGAATACGATATGCACGGAGTTTTGGCTAGAGAAGGACTCTATCTTCAGATTACAAATAGTGAAGGAAGTCCAGATTCCGCCACCCGCCATGCAGTTTCCGTAGAATTTAACTGAGGTTTTTATTATGCCAGCACTAGCACACGACACAAGATTAGTTATGACTATCCTATTCGTAGGAACAGTTAGCGGAGCGAATGTTTTCTTTTACGCTAACTATGGAACAAATTTCCCATATACCACTTTAGCACATGCGACTTTATTTGGGCTAATAACGGTAGGAGCCATTATGATTTTAAAAGCAATCTTTGAT